TGAATAATAATTTACACCATACTTGTTTATATAATACGCCATTCGGTTTCCTCTTTTTGAGTAAGTATTATATAGTTTTATGAAGATATAATAAACAAGCAAAAACTTATATCCTATTTATTAGATAATAAATTTCTTTAAGTACTTTTATAATATAAATGTGGCATTTAAAATACGCACCGCTCTAAATTTAATAAATAATGTAAATACTGAAAAACAAATTGATAATCATCATCATATTCAAACAATGTACTACCTAATAAAAAAACACAACTGGAAATTATGTGTTTATGAAGAACTCGCAGAAAATAGTAATGACATCAAAACTTTTTTTAGAAATAAATATAAGGAAATACCAGAATATATTTTGTTATTTTATCATTCTCATCAAATATCCATTTGGAACTTTCCAAAAGAAACAAAAATTCTTAATTTAGTTGTAGATACAATTTATGGATCTAAAACATGTAAATATAAAACAATATGTTATAATAAATGTGATGCAGCTTTTATTAATTATGCATATAATGTTCAGAAAAAACAACCAAAAGTCAAATCCAATAAATTAATTTTTCTTCCTCATTCTTGTTATTATTATTCTAAATTTAATACTGATCCCATTAACAAAATTTTCGTAGGAGGACATATCAAAAATTATCCTCCACGGGAATATATGGTTAAACTCGCAAAATCAACTCACAAAGATAAAATAGATCATTATAGACCTAAAGTTGGTTATAAAGTTTCGATTGAAAAACAAAAGAAAGTATTATTCGGTCAGTCATTTGTAAATAAAATGAGTGAATATATTGCTTGTTTTACAGATGATGTTATTGGAATGGACAAAAAATTAATAGAGGAATGTGGGGGAAATGGATATATTGTGGCTAAATATTTTGAAATACTCGCAAGTGGATCTCTTCTACTTGCATTTAACGAACGAACAAAAGATATGTTTGAATTATTAGGATTTATTGACAAAAAACATTATTTAAGTGTTACTTATGATAATTTAGAAGAAACTATCAATTATATACTTAATAAAGAAAATAGAGATATTATCAATAAAATAAGAAAAAATGGTCAAAATCATGTATTGAAACATCATAAATATACTGATCGAGCTGACTACATACAGCAATGGACAGAAGATAAATCTAAACTAGATTTAGCTTTACATTATAATAAAAGATATAACACTGAGTTTATTTTAGGCATTATAAATTAAATTTTATATTTTGATAGGAAAAATCCCTAATCAAATGGATATGCTTCTTTTCTATTTATTTTTATTTTATGTATACTTGACGTTGTACATTGTAATCCAATTGGTATATAAATAGCCATATATATTGTTACATCTATTTTATCTGAGTATCCAACAGTACAGATATTTATATATTTTAATATTTTCAATGGTTAATGAAAATAAATTAATTAAACCTGAATATCCAATAGGTCTTTTAATATAGTTAAAGATATTACCAAATTTCAAAGATGTATTATAATCAATTGTAACAGTAAGATCAGTATATTTAGGATTAGGATGATACATTATAAAATATTTATCTTGAATATTATCTAAATATTTATAAGTATTTTCATAAAAAAACATATCAAATCTGGTATAAATTACCATATCATAATTTATATTATTATCTGTTTTATATTTTTTCATTAGATTTGTTAAAACTATATTTGAATAAATCTGATTTCTATAGGATATTTTTAATCTATTAAAAATTTTCTTATTAGTGTGTACCAAATTATAATTTGGTTTTTTTTCAATTTTAAACGCAACAGGATTATATAATTTTAATATTTCTTTGTCACAATCCCAAGAATGAATAAAAATATCACAATCAAAATTATCTAAAATTATTTTTTTTAAAATTGGATATGTTTTTTTATATGATCGTACATGTCCTCTCATTAAAATAGCTATTTTTTTCATATAATTTGTATTAATATTTTATAATAAGTTTATAATAGCTATATTATATATGAATAAATTATATTGTTTGGCATCATGCAGAATAATGAAAAATAAATATATACTAAATAAATCCAATAAATCTATATCAACTTTATTTCATGACCCCTGTACAATTTTACAAGAAATAAAAAATATTAACAATAATTCCGATGTAACCATACCACAAAACATATATCCATTAATATATTATTCAAAATATACTAATAATTTAATTAAGAATAAAAGTGAACATTATAAATTATTAAGAAGAAAATTTAATAAATCAAAATATATATTTATTGAATTATCAACATTAAAATCTATTTTACATAACAATATATACTTAGACTATGTACATGTCACACGTTTCAAAAAAAAAAGTACCAATTCAATCTGATCAAGATCTGTTCAAAAATAATACAATAAAATTAATTGAATATTTAAAATCAATTAAAAAAAAAAATATTGATAGTTGGTGTTTTTTATTCAAATGAATGTAAAAATATTAAATTGGCAACAAGAAAAACACTAAACGATATCCTTGAAGAAATATGTAAAAAACACAATATACCTTTTTTTAATCCATCAATATTATTAAAGAATAATGATGAAAATTATTTATTAAAAGACATATTTTATTATACTGATAATGGTAAAAAATTATTTGCTCAAGAACTTATGAAATTACTTGATTAACTCATAATACCCCTTACATTTCTCTTTATCTTGATGCAGTGGTATCAATGTAAATAATAACAAATTAGTTATCATTTTCATATTCTTCAAATCCTCCTCACCATATTTCTCCAAAAATCTCCTTTCAAAATATTCTATCAAACCCCTCTTATATCCCAAACCCACCATTTTACCCTCTAATATCTCATCATATCCTACAAGAGACTGATATATCTTAGCCCAATCATATAGCCAATCTCCCTCTATACTCAGTTCATCCCCTTGTTTTCCTCTCATATCAATAAACTTAATCTTTCCAAATTGATTTATCAAAATATTCGTAAAAACCGGATCCCCATGTATAACACTTCTCTTTCCCTTATACTCCTTTAAAAAACTCACAAGCCTTTCATAAACTTCCTTACTCCCTTCAAATTCACTATAATTCCCCATCTTATATCTTCTCTTCAATTTATCTAAATAGTTTTGATGAATATCTACTGACCTTTCAACATCAACCTCAACCTCACACTCATGAATTCGTTCAATAGAACCCATAATATGTCCTAATTGCTTTTCAGTCATATCTTCCGATAAAAACAGTTTTGATACTGGTATTCCCTTCATTCTTTCCATTTCATACCATTTTCCATCCTCATCATACCTAAAAAACATTGGAAACATATCCTTGATTTCATTCGGCATATTTCGATACCAATGAATCTCCCCGCTCAAATCATCTGATTCTTTTCTACACACATCAATACTAAAATTCTTAATAGTATTGAAATGCCTCGGATCAACAGTGCTCTGATAATAACCTAATTCCTTTTCCAAATCAGAAAAAGCATTTACTCCCAAATCATCAATATAATAATCCGCCAATGGCTTACCAAAATATAATTCATCATATGGTATCTCAAACTTATAAAGTGTATCAAATGTAATCTTCCCAATATCAGCCATTATCCTTCCAACATTCCCTCCATGTGTCTTCATCCGTCTAGCCGTATATATCACTATGGTATGTCCAAGCTTTTTCAAATATTTAACAAAATTAATATTTCTCTCAATAGGTAATACACTAGTGTAATCTCCTTCTTTCAAAGGAAAAGTAACCAAAGTATTATCCAAATCAAAACAATATCTTCTCCCTTCCAATACACATCGCCCATTAATAGCGTTGATCCTCGGAAAATTATTACAAAATATTCTAACATGTAACGGTGTCCCTAAACAAATGAAATTATCAGAACCCACTATATTCATCTCAAACCTCAATCCATCTCCTAACATCTCTTTAATAACGGTTGAAGTATAAAATTCGCCTTTTTGTTTAATATTACTATCAATTATTAATTTACAATATTTCTTCAATTCCATCCATGATTTGAATCCATATCCTCCTGAACAAGCATTATCTGATATTTTCCGTTTTTCCATAATATCCACTATCTTCCCGTCATTATCCACCTTGACATAGGAATAAATCTCTTCCTTAGAAATATCGTTAAAACAATAAACACAATTCTCTCCTTTCCAATTCAAATCTTCCAAATAGAATGAATCACCATCTAATGACAATACCGGACAATCCATCATCTCCAGCTCAGACAAAGCAATATATAAAGTTTCAGCTGCTCCTCCTGTATTTCTATCTAATGCGATGAATTTAAAATTATATTTAGGATATTTCTTTCTTAATATGCTTTCAAATCGGTAATTGAGTAATTCTTTATTGTAAGGGATGACAATACAATCAATATCGTCCATAACCAAATTATCAATTAACCAACATATAATAGGTTTTCCCATGACATTAATTAAGGGTTTCGGCAATCTGTAACCTTTTTTCCGGAATCTACTTCCAATCCCTCCTAATGGAATAATAATTATCATATAGAGTATAAATCATAAAATAATAATGAATATCATACTTATACATGATTGTTGGAATTTATAAAATACCTGCAAAATGGAGCAAACAATGGAAAAATATTAAAGACTTCACTATTCCCACTAATCCCCCTACTTGTATCCAAAAAGATGATATATCATCTTTTAAGGAACATCAGGCTAGAATTACTAATATTCAAAACAATATTTATTTTGAATTATTTCAAAAAATGATACTTCATTTCAATATAAAAGATTCTCATTATATTTTCATCGATGAATCTCTCACACAACCCATCAAATCCATTATCAATAATACTACCATTTGGATTCTTACCAATCATCAAGACCTTTGTTATTTTAGACAAGCAGATGTTTATTTTTTAAGAGGTAATTATTTAAACTATTATAACAATTTCATTCAACATAGCCCCAAACTCATATTTTATCCTGCGACGTCATTGATATTCAAATATAAAAAAGACGATGTCATTCTCAAGGAAAATGATACATTCAAACTGGATGAAGTAACCAAGTTTTATCAAGATAGAATTGATCATCCTTTTTATAAAAAAGTTACTCATGCTCTAATTCATGAAGATAATATCTATAAAGAGCTTTTTGCCTATTCTAAACAAATAATTTTCCATAAACAAGCTTCTAAAGCCTTTCATTATCTCGATCTTGAGAGAATCTATGATTTTATTTTTATAGGAGATGCTACTCAATTAACTAAAAATCATGATTTATTCTTCGATTTCATTCAATATTGTGACAATAATCATTTACCACTCAATATTCTGTATATTTCCGATAAAAACATTCTTAAAGACAATATTCCTAATTTTATAAATCCAGTGAGTTTAAAATCTGTTACTTTAACTTATAATAATTATTTGACTCCAGAGGAGCTTAATATAGAAATGAATAAATCTAAAATCAATCTGACTTTTTCGGGAAGAGATGCGAGTCCTCGAACTATTTCGGAAACTTTAGCAGCGGGATGTTATAACGTTGCCCTAGATACATTAACAGATGGTAAATCCTATTATAACAAAGTATTTGGAGAGTTAATAGGTAACCCATCTCTGCTATTACAGGTTAGACGAAGAAAATCGATCAGTTATGTAAATAATGAAAAACTTTGGAAATCCATTTTGAATATTCTTAATAAAACGATTCAACACGAATATATTTCCAAAAGATCAAAAGAAATATTTAATGACGAATTTATTATAAAACAGTTAGATTAAGTTAGATTGAGTTAGATTGGATTAAATTTCTTTATTATTATGTTTTCATATATATAATGTACACTGTATTGAGTAAAATAAATCAAGAAAATAGAATGTTAAAGCATTATCTAGACCAATATAAAAAATATATTTTACAAATAAATCAAGAAAAACAAGAATTAATTGACCACCTAAACTATGAAAAGAACTGTAACTCATCTCTTAAAACTAAAATAAAAGATATTTCTAAAGAAAAACACAAGTCTCCTCCTACGATCAAATCCCCCAAAAAAATCAGAGTTCTCCTTGTTTGTGGTGATATTACTAATATCGGCGGAGCAGCCCAAAATACCTATGAATTACTCAAAATTCTTGCACCAGAAGATGAATTCGAAACTAAATGTCTTTTTATCTCCAATTTATCAGCTGATAACCTCGATCCAGATTATGTAGGAAATATATTTCATATCAATCTTGACGAAAATATTAAAGCATCAATGACCAAATTTCGAAATAAACATGAATTTGATGTGATTTTCTGTAAAAATTATAAGATTTTCCCAATAATACATCAATCATATATTAATGTTCCTATTATTTATTCTCCATCGGGGGTTAGATATATTGGAATTAAGATTAAAAATAAATGGATCAACGACATCAGTAAAGAAAAAGATTTTTGGGATAACCTTTATAATTATAAAACTCGATCACATGATAATCTCTTCAAATTCATCAAAGATAACGACAAAAGACTAGAAAAATATATATTTGCCAATGCAACTCATATTCTTTGTAATAGCTTACTAACCCATAACTTAGTTTCCAATTATTTTAATGTTCAAAATCTTAAAACAGATAAAATCCTTGAATATATTAATCTAACCAATATAAAATTAACTGGTGATCATGTTAAAGATAATTTTAATAATCGAGAATATGATATTGGTTTTGTTGCCTATAAATGGCGAACGTATAAAAACTATGATTTGCTTCTCAAACTCATCAATTCTGATGATTTAGTTGGTAAAAAGATTATTGTGATTGGTCTTGAGCAAAAACCAAAATTATATAATCAACAAGTTACGTCCATTCCCAATATTAACAATAATAACACAATGAAAGAATACTATCAAAAAATAAAAACTATTATTATTACTTCGAAATATGATTCTAATCCAAACGTCTTAGTTGAAGCAGTTAATAATGGATGTAATGTAGTAACAAGTACCAATGTAGGTAATCATGAGAATCTTGATAAAAAATTAATAGTACAAGATCATACAGACATAAACGAATGGACAGCTAGAATTAATATTTCCTTAAAAAAGAAATACATTTATAAAGGATATGATAAAGCCGTGGTGAAAGAAAAATTCATTAATGTCCTTAAAACAATTGGCGAATCATCAGTTAAAACACATAAATCTATTGCAACTTTCAATTACCCCATATGTAATAATATGACATTAAACAAGATTAAAGATGGTTTTACATGGATTCATGGAAAAGGAAAGAATAATATCTTAATAACGATATTCATTATTAGTATTGAAGATTCCCAACTTAAAAACTGTGTAAATTCGATTAATAATTTATCACTAAATCATAATGTCTTAATCAATGTTGTTCAAAATATTTATCCCACTAATAAATCTTATAATCAAATGAGAATTAGATGTAAAACTAAGTATTTCATTCAATTAGATGAAGATATGATGCTTAATCATGATGCAATCGAAACAATGATGAAAACAAAACATGAAGATGCTTTTCTTAATATTTATAGACTTAAGGATGATTATCTCGGAATTGAGAATAGTAAATGGATTTATGGAATTAAGCTTTATAATCAAGATATTATGAGAAATTATCCAACACTTCATAATGGTGATATCGCAGTTTCCTCAGTGGATAGATGTTGGCATAAACCGATTCTTGATGATGGTCATAAAAAGAAATCTCATAAAAATATTGTTGGTTATCACGAAAAAGATAGAAATGGATTTGATCTCTTGCTTAAATATTCTAAAATCACTAATAATCTGATTGATAAATACACAATTGATGCGAATGAAATTTCATGGGATGATTTTTATCGCCTTATGATTCCGGCAAGAAATATTGACATTTACAATATTCTCTTAGTCATCTATCAACATTTATATTTATTATGTTCATATAATAAAGAACGAGTCAGTTATAATTCGCAGTTAATCAACGATATTTTCAAAAAATATTTAAACAAACTGCCAACATTTGAAAATAAAGATAAATATGAGGACACATACAATGTTTCGAAATATTATAAGATAGACCATGATATATTCAAACTAAACATCAATAAATTTTTCGATTTTTTCAATTTGCACAACAATATATTCGATATTTACGCAGTAGCAGGTATAATTAATCGTGTATTCGATAATTATCAGTATTCTTATATTAAATATCCCATTAACATCAAATATTATATGAATCGTTTCTTAGATAATCAAAAAATCTGTATTATATCTCACCAACTACCTAATATTGGTGGTTCATCGACTAACGCTTATTCACTATTTAATTTTCTTTCAAAGAAATACGGATATAACACCTCTTGTATTTTTATAGATAATGAAAATCTCCTTAATAATAAAAAATTAATCCCAGATAAAATGAGTTATCTTAAAAAGTTCAGCGATATAACAATAATTACCGATGAAAAGGACCTAATCAAGACTATGGGTGATGTTGATTTAATTATTTTTAGATATCCACAATTTAATACAGACAAAATTGATTTCCAAGAATTAAAGAAGCATACTCGGAAAATTATCAGTATTTTCGGTGGAGGTTATCGAAATAATTTTAGTAGAATGTGTGAAAAGATCAAAGAAACCTCTCAGAAATTAACATTCGATGACATCGCAAGAGCATATAATAAACCATCTCAAATCACCAATAACGAAATATCTGAAAAATACAGAGATATCCTTACTTATTCTGATGAAATATATTCCAATACGGATCTATATAATGATCTCTTCAAGAAAATATGTAGACATAAGTACAAGGGTTATTATTATTTATCATCAATTAACAAAACTAATCATGATATAACTCGATTTTATGCAGATACTAAGTGGTTAAACCGAAAATATGATTTAATGATTGTTACATCATCACTAACTAGAACTGTAAAAGGTTTTTTGGTATTCTTAGAAATAATTAAAGATAGCAATTATAAAGTTCTTGTTATCGGTAAGAATTTTGATAGATTCAATTTGACCAATCCAAATATAGACAATATTCCCTATTCTCATGATATCGAGACTTATATGAAAAATGCCAAGATAGTGATAAGTACATCGCTTTTCGAGGCAAGTCCGAATAATATATTTGAGGCGATTAACAATGGTTGTAATATTTTAATATCTAAATTGATTGGAAATCATAATATTTTTAAAGATGAATGTGTCACAAACAATTATATTGATATAACTGAATGGAGAGAAAAAATAGCTAACTTACTGGCAGAACAGATAAATCCCTTAAAAATTAATATAGCTGACAATATCAATGAATTCAATCATAATATCATGAATTTCGGAAGAGAAAATAAATTAGTCCTAATTATCACTTTCCTTGAAGAATCCATAAATCAGCCTAGACTTCATTATTCTAAGGCAAAAGGATATTTACTTGCTGATGGACTTATAAACAATGGATACATACCATTTTTCCTTACTAATCAAACAGAATACATAACTTACGAGAATAATTATTATTATATTAATCATAAACTCTTAACTCCACAAATACTAGCCAAATACAAGTATATTTTCTTTGGTTTGCACAATAATGAATATTTAATTCCACTTTATAAGACCAATATATATTCGGCGATTCAACATGCTAAAAATATTAATCCAGATTTAAAGGTTATCAATAAGACTTGTATGTATCCAACAATATTGAATACTTATTTTAATAGTTTCAATTTCTTCGATAAGATATTTTTACAAACTCAATATATTACACTTCCGGATACAATTACCAAACACTATTCTAAGGATATTATTGATCATAAAATAGCATATTCAGAAATGACATTTCCCAACAAAGAATTGATATTCTCCAGGACAGAATCTCCAATCACGCGAATTTTATATATGGGAAGGCTTAATGCAGCTAATGGAATGAATATTATTTATTTGATAAAATTAATGAAAATTCTGGGAGATAAATACAAACTTTATGTTATTCCTGGGTCATTTAAATTACCAACAGATTATCCAGCGAAAAAGCGTTCTCCCAAAAACAATAAAATAGAATTTAATGCTATTAAACAGTTTTTCGAGAATTATGAAATAAAATATGATAAAAGAAATGCATCTAAAAAGTGGAAAGATACGGATTTTAAGGAAAAGGATTGGTATTGCAAGAAATGTAATATAGAAGTATTACCCCTGATGACTTATGGACAACATTTCGATATAATTAAACAATTTGATATTGGAATTGGATTTTCAGCAAATAAAAGTAAAAAAGTACCAGAGGGATCAGCTAAACTATTTGATTATATGTATTGTAAGCTTAAAGTTGTATTTGAAAATGGTTGGTCTAATTGCGATTATATTACCAAATATAACTTTGGTAAGCTAATAAGTACTAATTCAACTACATATGAATGTGCAGAAGCAATTAAGGATGTTGAAAAGATTGATTCGGAGACAATTAAATATAATGAATTCATTAATCAGAATAATTTAACAAAGCGCTGCGAAGAATTACTAAGTAAAATTTAGCCACACTAGTATATATGAATGTTTTAATAACATCTAAACAAAGACCGTATTATGGTGGATCTGCCACTAATGCATATAAACTTACTCAATTGCTACGTTCTTCCAAAATTAAAACATGTTGTTTATATTTTAATAATGATAAAGATATTGATATAGATCCAGATAATATCAGTGGAGTTTTTCAGACATCTCATAATAGTAAGAAAAAAAATATTACACCAGACTCAGCAAAAAAACAAACCCTCAATCAAATTACTCAATATCTCGATGGACAACCAACAATTATATTAGCCTTTAACTATTATGTGCCCATAATCTCCAAAAATATATTTCCCAACTCCACGGTGGTTTATATGGTTGTAGGAAGTCCTGTATTAACACTAGGTGATGATTCATGTATAAACAATGGAATATCTTGTAAAAAATTTCTTAAAAATGGAAAATTCAGTAAATCAAAATTTTACAATCTAGAAAAAGAAACGATTGACAGATCAGATTTTATATTATGTGATCATGGTCCTCTTTTGCAAACTACTCTAAAAAAAATATATAACATATCAAATAAACCTGTTAAATGGATTGATTATAGTTCTGAATTTATTACAAAAAAATTAAAAAAAAAAAAGAAGAAATATGATTTGATAATAGTGGCTAGTAATTGGGATAGAAAAGTTAAAAATAAAGATCTTGCCGTTGCGCTTTATCAAAAATTCCCAGATCTAAACAAAATCGCAATTGGTAAAAACAGTCATCATTTCAAAGATATTCCCAATACAACTATTTTAGATCTAATTGAGCACAATACACTCTTAGACATATTTAGTGAATCCAAACTTCTCCTTGTCACTTCATTCTTTGAAAGTGGTCCTAATACAGTTGTGGAGGCATTATTAAATAATTGTCAAGTTTTAACATCATATAATATTGGTAAAACTCATATGCTTAAAGATTATAATTTATGTGAAGATGTTTATGATATACATGAATGGTCATTTAAAATAAAATATATTCTCAAACAGAATCCGAAAATCGATATAAAAATAAAAAAGAATCAGATCCTTGATATTTTACAATCATTAAACAAAGCCTCAACTAAAACATTACTACAAGATTCATAATGACTATCTTGTACAACACAATCTATTTCTTGGTAATATTTTGTCATATCGTCATGATCAACTAAATCGACTACATCAAAACCTAAATGTTTATATTTATTACTGTTTCGTCCAATTAGGATCACTTTTTTATCTTTTAGCTTACATAAATATGCAATACTTTTTTTTGCATTTTTAATGGGTCTATCAAAATTGCTCATAATCAATCCATAATCATATTTTTTTTTTCCGGATTTCCTTTCGATTGTTTTTCCGTAATATTCGATAAAAGAACTGTAAAATAAATTAGTTTTGAGTCCATACATTCTTTGCAACACTATTCTACTATGATCACTATTACAAAATGAAATATCATAGTCTCTTACTTGTCTTAATACTCTTTTATTAATAAATCTATCAATCCCATTTCCTAAAACTCGATAATCCACGTTGAGAGAATCTTCAAAAATTCCAGGAACTAAAAACACGACGGGACATTTAAATACTTCTCTTATATCCCAGTTCATACAACTTTTCAATATTACTAAATCTACCCGAAAATCCAATCCTTCCAGTACTTCCCTTAATTTATTTTCTCCCACAACTCCTTCTTTTTCTTCTTCCATGTTATAACTCCAATATATACATTTAACATTATGATCTTTTGCATAAAATCTGGCAAGTCCTTCGCAATTCGTAGCTGCTCCTCCATATCCGGGATAACCAGATGAAATAAACAATATATTTTTATATTCTTTTAAAAACAATGTGAAATAATCAATATTTTTATATATATTTTCCAGTTTCTCTTCAATCTTTGTCATTCTTGAGAAATCAATAGGATTTTTATTAAATACTCTATAATTTCTTTTGACAAAGAATTGATAAGCAACATTGATATAATCGACAATGTCATTGATTCCTTTCCATTTAATTCCATAGTCACTATGATTATGAATCACTGGTATTGTCATGGATTCTAGTTCTTGAACCATATTTGCATTACCATCATTTATTGTTAAACGTAATCCAATAAAGCATTTTTTATATATATCAGGCATTTTATTATATCCGAGTGTTAATTCACTATTTAAGATAAAATTATATTGAGGCAAGAGTAACATTAATTTTTTAACGAGAGGTATATTATATCTAAGTTGATTTTCTTTTTGGCTGATGCAGTTATAGTCAAACGGTTGATCATATACAAATATATATGGTCCTTTTCTTTCCACTTTTCTGAAAATACTATAATCAACCAAATCCAATTTAACCAATTCACTTTCGACATTTCCCAGTCTTTCTTTAATATTTTTCGAAATAGAAATTAATGTTTTATCATTGATATCATCAAGTAATGCATTACATGATTCTACATCTGATCCACCAAACATAATATATTTATGTCCTTGGTGATTATACAATTTTTCGAATTGTTCATTAGTATAAATGCCGAAAAACAGGCAAGGTTCGTTAATATTATTATATTCATTCAAATCATATATTTTATGTATTCTTTTAAATTTCATCAAATATTCATCTAGTATAGTTTGTTTAATTCCTTTATCTTTTAAAAATTTCATAAATTCTATTTGAGCTTCAGATAATATTATGTCTATTTCATTTCCAAAGACATATTTATTTATAGTTCCTTTATTCAGCATTACTTTTCCATTTTCATAAAATAACGTATATTTATTTGATATTTTTCCGTTATATTTAAATTTATTTTTAAAAAATATTATTAGTAGTAGTTGTTTTTTATTAAAAGAGCCTTTATAAAATCTAGAATTGACTTTATTCATTTTATCTGCATTATCCTGAGCATTTTTTTTGTTATAATATAATTTAATTCTAAATTTGTCTAATAAAGACATCATATTAAATTATATTTGCATAAAATTTAATATAACCTAGCGTGACAACTTAATTATGTCGTGGTGCTTTATAAAGGATAATTTTATAAAAAATCTATGTTTAAATATATTTAAACATATGTCAAAAACTCAACCACCGTGATAAGGTTAAGATTAATATTTCGGTAAAAAAATCAATCATTATATTTTATAAATATATATTTTTCGTTTAATCCAAATCTGGAATATCAGATGATTCTTCCGTGGATGTACTAGCGGGGTGCGCCTTCTGAATATAGTTTAGCAATAGAACTGGCGCTGGAATAAGTCTCATTCAGAATATTTTCACAAACAGTGGGTAAAATAGATTCAAGAGTACTCCTGAAATGATCAGTCATAATAATTCTATCGAGAATTTTACTTTTTTCCTCAAATTTTTTTCTGGTTAATTCTTCACCAATCCCAATCAACATATTCGAAATCTTGCCGAATAACCTCAACAATTCTGACGTTGGTTTCATCAGTTTCGGTATTTGTTGAATATATTTAATTGTATCTATCATGGCCAATTCTTCTGTAATTGCGATCAAAGATTTCTTCAATTGATCGATATTGAATCGTTCTACGATATCTGCTTCACTTTCAGATACACTACCTGTTTGAAGCGCTATAATCAGACTTTTTCTCATTTTATCAATTGATGACATGGTGTTAGCCTCAATAATATCAGGCAAAGCTTTGTAAATTTTATCAAAGTTCAAATTGATTTTTTCAATTTTGATAATTTCTTTGGAAAATGCAAGCAAAAGTTCTTTGCATTCTGCATTATCCGTCAAAGACGCTGATACATGAAATCCGACAACAGCGCCTTTTAGTTTGGTATCTCTACTTACAGTTGGGGTTGTACCAGTAAGTTGGGCGAGAATTTGATTTAATGAGTCCATTTTTTTATTAGATATATAATATATATTGAAATTAACAAAATTTAATTCAGTTTTATTTTGTTAAAAATAAAAGTGCGTTGATGGTTCGGTTGTAGTTATGATGTTTTGTCATGACATAGTTAAAAACATCATCGTTATAAAATAGAAAAATAAATAAATTTTTATCCAAGTAAGTAGTATATGGATTATTTATTATTAAAAAGGGTTAATCAATATAGTTTATCTAAAAGCAAATCAAAAAACTATATTAAAGATAAAAAACCTTTTCAAGAATATAATTCCCTAATGGAAAGATACAAAAGAGATTTCAAAGACTTTAATGAAAGAAATATAAAACGTAATAACAAGCTTTTAAATTCTTTCCCGTCTAAAATTGCAGTGCATTTATTATCAGTTAGTCAAGAGGACACTATTATAATAACATTAGAGGATTTAAAGGGAAAAGTATCGATTACAGATTATAATACACCAAAAAAGAGAAAAAAAGACAGATATAAAAATGTTGTGTCAATTGATATTGGAAAAGACATTTATTTATCTCTATTACATAAAAATACATGTATTATAGAACAAGAACTTCATAAATATAATCTTAAAAAACTACTTTTATGTTTTGATTATCTCGAGCCAAATGGCAATTTTGTCTTTAAAATAGAAAATTATTGTACAAACGAAAGTATTGATCTTATTTACTTATGTTTATGCCTATTCGAAGAAATAGTTTTATTTGATGGGTTTTACATCTGTTGCAGACATTTTAACCCACAAATAGACCGACAAACTCTAAATAAACTCAGTACTTTTACAATTCAAGACAAGTCTCAACTAAATGAATTAGAGAAATACTTGGTTAAATCCATTAAATTCAACAATCATATATTAAATTTGATTATTAACTTAAAATTAGATGAATTATACAATGTTTATTATATTGAGTATTATAAATTTATATCGTCTAGTCTTAATATTGTTGATCAGAAGTGTATTGATGAAATGCTTATTGAGCTTAATCATTTCTTTGTATCTCAATTAAAAAAGAGTTATAATAAGAATAGTGGAACTTTACAGAAGATTAAAGCGGGTATTGGAGAAGTAGAAGGTAATTATCTACGCAAGGTATTAAAACCCAAAAATATAAAAAAATGCATGGAAATTGGTTTAGCAATGGGAATATCAACATTAAATATTCTTTCGGTGGTATATAAACATGGAGGAACATTATTATCCATTGATCCCAATCAATCTGGTAAATGGAAGAATATGGGGAAAAAGCTCATTATAAATGCTGGATTAGGAAAATATCATAAGATAATTGAGGATAAGAGTTATAATGCCATGCCGAAGCTTCTTGAGAAAGAGGCAAATTCATATGATTTTATATTTATAGATGGATGGCACACATTTGATTATACTCTTCTGGATTTCTTTTATGCTGATAAACTCCTTAAAGTCAATGGAATCATTGTAGTTGATGATGCTCTCCATCCAGGTGTTAATAAAACACTTAAATATATTGATACAAATTACAAGGATTATTATAAAAAATTAGAATCTCCAAAGACATTTGGTGCTTATAAAAAAATCAAAGAAGATCCAAGAGATTGGGATTATCATACTAATTTTTAGGAGGAAAATAATTTTTCATGCATTTTCTTGAGACGAAAATGAATCATATCTTTATTTACATTTCTCATCCATTTGTAGTAATGTTCTTTCTGAGTAGTCTTTTCAATTTTACCAAAACGTTTCATGGGCAAACTTTTGAAATATTTCAAATGTTTTGGTAAGGAATGATAATCCATTATGATTTTAACCACCATATATTTACAAGAAAAATCATAATACAATTCCAAATCACATTCCTCAAGGACATCCATTAGCAATTTCATGCATTTGGCATATCCATGTTTCCCGAAGAGTTGTGCATTGGTTTCTTCTGCGACTTCTCGACACAATGTATCCAACAAACATTTATCTTCTGGATCGGTTTTTCCACCAATATCGCAATATATCATCTTTTTACCTTTTGTTTCTTTTCTGATCAAATAAGATCTACCATGTGTATCCAAATAAGATATTACGACACCACATGCGCGTACTACTTCATTTGAATTTTTCCAGCCGAAGGTTGGACGTCCATCACTTGTATGTTTAATAATAATTGAACTCTTGAGTTTGTCCATTTTTATTGAATAATAACAACCTTAAATTTTTAAATATATTTTTTTCAGTTTTATTTAGAAAAAATAAAACGATGCTGGCGCAGCATTGCTTAGTTTTTTATCTGAAACTTAAAAAATATATGATAATATAAATTATGTTTGATTCAATTTTGGCTGGTGGAATATCAGCAATCTGTACTAAAACAGCAGTTGCACCTTTAGAAAGACTTAAAATGCTTAAACAATCACAAATGTATTATAAAACTAATAATTATTCAGGTTTATTTAGTTCATTTCAATATATTTATTCAAATGAAGGTTTTAAAGGATTTTTTAGGGGCAATATAGCTAATTTATCACGTGTTATTCCAGCATATACTCTTAAATTTCCTCTTAATGAATTTTATAAATCCAAAATAGGTAATATGCATAAATTCGAGAATCTTCTTTTGGCCGGAACTGCAGCAGGATTCACACAGGCATTTATTACTCATCCCTTGGACATGCTCAGAACCCGAATGGCGTTAGATAGTCACATGACTGCAAATTATACTAATCTTCCAAGGTGTCTTAATAATATAATCAGAACGGAAGGTCCATTGGCGCTTTATAGGGGTCTTTCTGTTGCTCTTACGTCTTATCCACTTTATATTGGAATTCAATTTTCATTATATGAACGACTCAAAGAAGATTTTGGATATCTTTCAGGAACAATGGCGGGTGTTACTGCTCAGACTCTTATGTTTCCTGGGGATGTTTTAAAAAGACAGCTTCAAATTAACGGCGTAGATAACACTGAAAAGAAAATGAATGGTATAACAGATTGTATTCGTTATATTTATAGAACTAGAGGATTTACAGGATTTTACCAAGGTTATATAATTAATTTAATAAAAGTTGTACCTGAGGTTACAATTCAATTTTTTGTTTATGAAGCGGTTAAAAATAACTTAAAAACCTATTTATAAAATAATAGAAATGCTCTTTTCACTTCTTTCAATATCAAGCATATTATCATTTAATATGGTTGGTTGGTATTTAGGTAATCAAAGTGGAATATCTAATATTCAATTTGACAAACTCACACATATTGTCACTGGTTTTCCGAATCAGCTTAGCAATGGAACAGTTCTATGTAATAAAAACGATACAACTACTCAGGAAATCGTACAACGAGCACATGCAAACAACACTAAAGTTCAATGGAGATTCACTATGCCCAATTTTACTGATTATATGTTCAATAATCAAGCCAAAGATATCAAAACTAATTATTTTAACTCTATTAATGAAGCCATGGACAATTGTAATATTGATGGTGTAGAATTGGATTTTGAATGGGTAGATACACCATACCATCTTGGTCTTATTCCTCCAAAAGCAGCCAATACATATACTGAATTTCTTCTTGATCTTAAAAATACGCTCAATAACAAAATAGTATCAGCTGATATTGGGGTATGTTTCCCCAAGCTTATATATTTGGATATCTTCCATGGTTAAATGTGACGTTATTCAATGATAGTCCAATTGATTTTGTAAATGTTATGTCGTATCATTGGTCTGATACGATAGAGCCATGGTTCAAGGATGCTGTTGTTCTGAGAGAAATTTGGGGATTTAACCTGACCAAGGTGAATTTGGCAGTGCCTTATTATAGTATGAATTATACATTTTTTCCATTCAAGCATTCAGAACCCACATGGGGTGATCTTTCTCCACGTTGTCCCAATATTGATCCATCATTAAATGTATGTGACAATGTTCGTTTTGTCGGAAAAGAGCTTAATTATGTCTTGGGAAAAGCTGCAGTGGAAATGGGTTTTGGTGGTCTTTTTCCATGGACAATTGATTATGACAGTTTTGAATATAATAATACTTTATTCAACTGGCTATATAAAGGAACAATTTCTTAAATATTATATATGTCACTCACTAGCAATAGACTATTTTTTACAGGAACTATTGAAGAATTAACAAAAATATTATTTACAAATCTTGATAAATTAGAATGCACATATAAAATTACCAATGGAAAAAGTATATATGTCAAAACATTTTTAGACTATGCATATGTGGATGGTAAATTCGACATTTATAAAGTAACGACATATTCATATTGCGTTATATATAATATTTGTCGTGGAAATCTTAATGCAGGACATAAATTATATAGATATGCCACCAAAGGATCTTGTCTTCCTTCAACAAATCATCTTGAAGGTCCAGATGCATATATTAAATATGTATCAATGTTAGATTCTAATGATCTTCATATTCAGGAAAAAGGATCTATTCAACTAGCAAAACTAGGAGCAAATATCAAGTATGATCCGATATATATTGATATAATAATGAAATGTCTCAATAAACATTGTTATAGCAACACTTTTGTCAGTATTTTGATTACCACTAATTTATCAATTGTAATATGTAATATATTTTCCATAATTAAAGCTAAAAACAGGTTTAAGTATGAACATTTTGTAAAAATGGGTATTATCCTTGATCCAATGCTTTATTGGTGTAAGAACATGATTGAAATGGAATATTCTAGAAATTGTTTGAAAACTTTATTATTTTTATGTTCTATTCATGATAGTTTCAAAATGATAATGAGAGAATATGTAGTTGAGTATGCTAATAAGTTCATTTTATATAAATCGTTGCGTTGCACGGGTCTTGAGGTTCTTAATTATTTATGATTCCATATATGTGATATATGCAGTAATAATAGCGGTTTCTATCGCGTACATTGCAATTAAAAAGATGAAACCTCCAAGATAGCCATAGATATCCAGTTTATCTTTATCGTAATCTATTCCTAATTTTTTATCTATTTTTTCTTGTAAATGACCTACCATGAAAGGAATACCTTGAGTGGGTATCAGATAAGTAACGGTGTACATAATAACGGCAACGATTATGCCTTCTATTATATTTTTATTCTTTATTGCAATATGAATACTATTCCATGCCACACCGGTTAATGCTAATAAGTTTATGAAATTAGTAGATATGAAAGCGGTAATATTTGATGGAGATAAACTGTATAAATCTTTGAATAATTTATTATTTTTAGGTCCGGAAACAGAGAATATATTAGCAATTAAATCAATGATTGGTAAATAATATTTTAAAGCATTAAAACCTTTGAATCGGACTATTGATAAAGGAATAATTAGTAAAAACACAATATACCATGATATAGTACCTATATGATGATATAAATTACTATCAGGTTGAATTATATAATTTTTAGGTATTATAAACATATATCTTATACTGATAAAAAAATGATTAATAAATTATTAATTTCCTTCAAAAGTAATTTTAAACAAAAAATGATTGCTAACGTTATTACCAAACAAAATAATGTACCTTATATCAAGGAGCAACTTATTGAATATTTATATGGTCCAATACGATTTACGAAGGATAAAATGAATATTATTTGTAAATCTCCTATATCATCAAAATGTCCAGTTGAAAGTCTGGAACATATTATATTGGAAAATAAATATTTGGTAATCAAAATTCCTGAAAAGCCTAGACCACATCCATTATCTAATAAAAAGCGATTTATGCAGCATTTTACTGATATGGTACCTGATGCAGAATTGTTACAATATTATGAGCAAGTTAGAAATTATGCTATTTATTTATTTTCTCAGAAGGAGGGATTGTCATTTGAGGATAAAAAATGTGATATTCGCGGGCATATTGGATTGGATCTTTTGTATAAGGATACTTTTTTTAGTATGGTTTGGGAGTGCCCATATTATTATCTCAATAAATTTGCAGAAATCATGGGTCCAAATCAATATATGAAACGACTTGATCTAGATGATTTTCCTAATATTATTGATTATTTAGACGATTTTTTTAATAAAAAATGATTTTGTTAATTTAAAACCATATTGATATTATGTTTTATAAAAAAATGGCAGAAGAACTCATTGGCGATTTCACCATATTTACTATGGAAGATATTCCTGATGACGATATTAAATTTAGACTTAAATTAATTGATCCAACTGAAAAACAATATAAAATTCTTCTTGAAGAACTCAAAATTGAATTGATTAAAGGACATGGAGAAACCATTTATGAACTTGGAACGCTCATTAATGATACTTGTTATGGTCTAAGCGATGAAGAGCTTGCTAAATCAATGGAAACAATTGCGCGATTTGCTAAGGATATTAATATTGAGAATAGAATTATCAATATCAAGACATCTGATAACAAGGGGCGTTCTATTGTTGAAGTTTTAATTCGAGAGATTCCATCGGAAAGCGATCCTATTGAGCTTCGTATTTCGGTTGTGGGTAATGTAGATTCTGGAAAGAGTACTCTTATTGGTGTGCTTAATGGTGGAGAACTTGATAATGGTCGAGGAGAGGCCCGTAAAAAGTGTCTTAGATTTCCTCATGAAAAGGACAGTGGAAGAACATCAGCTGTTTCTCAAAAATTCATTGGATTTGGAAACGATGGCATCATTAATACTAAAAAAATGACTGATGAAGAAGTCCATAAAAAATCATCTAAAATTATTAGTTTTGTTGATCTATGTGGTCATGAACGCTATCTTAAAACAACAGTTTTTGGTCTGAGCGGCTCAGTACCGGATTATAGTGTGATTATGATTGGTGCTAATATGGGTGTTCAGCGAATGACTCGTGAGCATCTTGGACTGACGCTTGCATTAAAAATTCCGTTTTTCGTGGTAATTACCAAGATTGATATTGCTCCTCCAAACATTCGTAAGGAAACTATTGGAAGAATTTCCAGGATTCTTAAATCTGCAAATGTGCGTAGAATGCCATATATGATCAATAATGAAGAAGAGGCAATTTCCATTACTAAGACTATGGGAAAAGGAACTAATGTTGTACCTATTTTCCAAGTATCGAATGTAACGGGTGATGGTCTTGATTTACTTAAGATTTTTCTTAATCTTCTTCCTTCTCAGAAGGAATGGAGAAAGCGCCGAGAAAATCCTTTTAAATTCTTCATTGATGGAGTATTTCAAGTCCCTGGAATTGGTATTGTAGTTTCTGGATCAATGACTTCAGGAGAAGTTATTCTTACCAAGGGACAAGGACCAAATCTACTTCTCGGTCCTGATTCCACAGGTGCATTCCATAGAGTACAAGTAAAGGGAATCCATACTAACGGTATTCCGGTTATCAAGGTTAAAGCTGGTCAATCTGCCAGTTTTGCCATTAAATTCTTGGATCATAAGAAGGCTCTTAAGAGAAGCCAGATTCATAAGGGTATGGTTTTGGTCGATCCCAGTATTGAACCAGTGGCGGTAACCGATTTTGAAGCAGATATTGTTATTTTGCATCATCCGACAACGATTAAGGAGAATTACGAACCAATTATCCATATTAGAACTATTAAACAAGCTGCGAGAATCAAGAAGATTACGGCGACGGATGGTAGTAATCTACTTCGAACGGGGTCAAGGGGAGTAATTCATTTCTCTTTCCAGCATAATCCGGTATATTTGATTGAAGGTGTTCCATTTGTATTCCGTGAAGGGAGAACTAAAGGAATGGGGCGTGTAAAAAGAATTATTTATCCAGATGGAGGAAAAAAATGATTTATTATATTCCGATAAATAAAAATCTTATATTTTATAAAAAAATGAATATTCACAAAAAAGATAAACATGGAAGAACTATTCTTCATATTGCTGCTCAAATCGGTGATATAAACGCGATAAAAAAGATTTTAGCGGCAAAAGCTGATCCCAATATTCCATATTATGTATTCAATATGAACCATACACCTTTATCGTGGGCAAATGCTAATTTACCTAAAAATCAAATATATGATGTAGCCAAGGTTCTAATAGAAGCAAAAGCTGATATTAATTTACCGTATGAAGAACCACCACTTTATGGGGCTATGGTAAGTAATAATTTTAAAATGGTAAAATATTATATATTTAACGGAGCTGATACTACAATAGTTAATTATCCATTTACCCCTGGTTCTATTGATCTTGAAATTCTTAGGTGGGCTCATGAAGTATCAGACTATAATAATTTTCAAAAAGCATGTGTAAAGAGAGATGCAAAAGAATTAAAACGTCTATTTCATAATCAAGAATTCGATAATGGAACTGGAAACAGTACTGCTGCAGCAATTGCTTGGTATCCCGAATTTTGCATTGACATTTATAGTTCAGAAGAGAGACAATCATTTAAAGATGATGAAATTTCCCTAATAATGCTAAAGGCATTGGAACCGTGGTCATTTCAAACTCATTATCTTTGGGATCCGCAGTCAAGGAAAATAGTTGTTACCTTATATCTTATTCTCAAGCATATGCCAAAGGAAATAATTAATAATATTATTTCATATGTGCTTTTTAGAAAAAAATGATTTTAATATTATTATCAATTATAAATTCTCAATCGTTATAAAAAATGAATAAAACCGACATTATATTGACTATATTTAATTATTTAAGATATGACGAGCGGCGTAATGTTTCCTATGTATCAAGACTTCATTATCGTATTTTTAGAATTATATTCCAACACCCAGAGGTATTTGAAATAAATACTCGATTTCTCGAAAGAATTAATATAATACTAACTAAATGGTCTAATCATAAGTTTAAGGTTGATTTTTCGTTTGACGATAATATAATTAATCTTGATTTTCTGCTCAAATATAATAATGTTCATACTTTGGATATTCGATATTGTAATTTAATCAAGGATCTTTCCAAATTTCATAAAATACCAAAAATAGTTATTTCTGGTATTTTTAATCAAGATTTCTGTAAATTGCCAAATGTCAAGGTAATTTGTAATTCATATAAAAAATGGATTGGTACTACCCAAGAACATAAGCTTAGTGCAGCAAGAACAGTCCAATATTCACCAATGGGAATGAATATACCTAGTGGTGGGTGGTGTCATCCGCTTTATTCAAAAAACAATAATGACGTAACTGAAGATGAATTAATATATATGATATGCATTTATCATGATAAAATACATGAACGAGTATGTGAAATATCATATAAATTTGCTAATATGAATATTAAACATCATAAACAATCAGTTAAAACAGTGGCGGGCGCCATAAAAAAACATATAATGAAATATTTTATCGGATTTGGCCCAGGAGACATTGTAATAAGAGATTTATTTAATTTAAACAAAGATATAAAAGAGATGTATCAATCATATATTGATGGACAATTTAACGATATGATTCGTATGGAAATAGAAAATTCTTGATATCTAAATCAAAATGAATAAATCAAAATGAATAAATCAAAGATTAATATATTTTTATAAATAAAAATGAATTTATTTATATCAAAAATATATAAACTCTTTCTTTATAAAAAATGAATATAACCTTATACAAGGAATATGACGGAACGATAGCAACTGGTTTTAAACTTAATGATAATGCTCCAATTGAGCTAGGATATGATCATAAGGACAAGTCTTATTTAGGATGGTATAATCTTCCTGGATGGCGTTCTCCTGAAGGTCGTGTATATCCTGGGCATATTAATGATGAACATGAAATTGAACCAGGGTTTCTTCAGAGAACTATTGATGGCGATCTTACTACTGTCGCTGGAGTTTATGATAAAAAAACCCATAGAATTCGACCTGTAAGGCATTCATTAAAACCGGTTAAATTAAAATTAGAGGAGAGAAATAAGATAGCGTTAAGTGAAAATAAGAGATATCGAATTTGGCGTGATCATTTACATGATTTAATAAGAAAACATGAATGCGAATTCGAAGTGGATGATGAAGAGAATATTTATCAGCAATGGCAACAATTTCTTCAAGAATATGATTATCAAAACAAGGTATATCAATTATCTAAATCATTTCACAGAGGTATTCCTTATGGGCGTGGTCCTGGAATTTGCAAATCACCAAACAAAGGCTATAAAGACCCGCGAAATACGCTTCACTGGAAGAATTATACTTATGAAATGCAATTTGATTTATTAACTAGTTATATTGATAAAGTCAAAAGCAAGTTAAATCCGGCAGCAAAACAGATAACTGAGGAAATGTATGAGGTTTTTGTGGATATTCTTCAGGATGAAGATGATATTGAAATTGAAAAATTCACAGAAGAAATAATGCATAAAGCGTTAGCACATTATATTTGGTTTGATTTTTTCACATATGGTCCGGGTGGATATCTTTCCCAGATTATTCTATCTGATGATTTCGATGAAGATGATTTAATTGATCGTTTATGTGAAAAACATTCAGAAAATGCCATAATTGAATATATTTATCATGAAATGGGTGATATTGTTGATTCATATTATTTTCATCTGGATCGTTACATTAATCCATTTTTACAAAATAAAAAATGAACAGCGTTCCTTGTGCATTTTCAAATAAAAAAATGAATTTATTTTAATATATTATTATTTTCTTTACTTTTTATAAAAATCTCAGTCATGTCTGCCAAACAACGAATTAACATTGCCTTTTTGGGCGACAGTAACTCTGGTAAAACCACGATCATTAATTCTCTGCTTGAAGACTATATTGTTTCTAAGCATGAAACACTGTGTGAAGTTAAGTACGGTGATAATGAAGATCCTATTGCGGCGACAGATAATGATTTAAATACGATTTACTCTGTTAATTTTGATTGGGGAAAGGATACACTCTTTGATTGTTCCATGGTAAATTATGGATCAAATGAAAAATTAGTTATTTCTAATCTACAATCTATTGATTATTTAATTTATATTCTTGATTCAACTAATTTGTCTGATAAGAAGCCATTTTTTGAATATTTATTCAAATCTATTGCAGAAAATAAATATTTGACAATGATTTCAGTCATTTTCAATAAATATGATCATAAACTGAAACAATCAGTTGATGATTACAAGGAAAAAATCAATGAAATCTGTAAAGAATTCAATGGTAAATGGTATTCATTTAGAATTGATGCTAGAAAGACCATGGTACTTGAAATTGCTAAGAAAAACAAGAGTGTTCTTTCGATTCCGCAAGAGATTCTATTTGATTTTTATGATGAATATTTTGGTAAGATTCTAAGTGAAAATCTTATTCTATCGAAGGATTATGAATATCTTTGTTCAGTAGCATTCAATCGGCTTTCACTTTCAAGCGATGAACAATCATTTATTGAATATATCAAAGGCATTCCTAATAACAAAACATATTATCAGGAAAAATGTGCTACTCTTACGGGTCATATCTTAGATTATATGAAGAAAAATTATGAAAAAGAATTTACAAAATATATTGATTTTATTGCTGAATTCATTGATGAGAACCAACCAGTTTTCACGGAAGATAATATTATTAAGATTTATTGTAATGCTTTTCAAACATATTATCAGATGAACACAACTCAATTCCGTATTGAAGTTAATTTTGTTGATAATGTTTTTCTCAAAGTTGTAAAAATCATTAGATCTGATATTTTCAATTCATATGTGAATAAGGAATCTCTTATTTCGACTTATTTTAATGCAACAATGTCTAAAATTCAATCATTTAAAGATACTAAGAATATCAATTATTTGACAATGATTGGTTTTATCAAAGGTAATAAGAATTATTATGAATCGTTCATTGGTTACTATATTCCAGAATGTATTAAACATGGATTTTTCAAGTATGATCCTGATGAAACTAGTGATGATGAATCAGAAGATTTGGATAGTGATGATGTTAATTTTATGTATGTAACAGACTTTATTATTGATAATTCTGTACAAGTATCATCATTGGAATTAGTTAATACATTTGTATATTTCTGTGTTTTGAATTGTCTTCCATATCAGACGGAATGTCTTCTGAAAGTTATGAGGCCAATTTATCCATATGCCGCTATGATCTACTTATCAGTTGTCGATAATTATGGTTCTGGAAATGAAGAAGTAATGAAAATGAAATTTAACTATATGACTAAATCGATTGATGTTGATTATGATTTCATTAAAAATAATGAAATCGTAAAATTTATTAAGAAATTGGATTATATGTATTTTCCCAAGGATAAGAATTTCATTTACCCTCCGGAAATTATTCAACAGTGACGACTTTAGCTAAATTCCGAGGAAAATCAGGGTTTAAGCCTCTTAAAATTGAAATATTATAAGCGATTAATTGAAGTGGTATTATACTTAATAATGGGGAAAATACATCATCATATGGTATAACAATTTGTTTTTCAAATAACTTATTATATTTATCAGTTATAACAATTACATTGGCATGTCTCGATATCATTTCATTATAAGAATTCAAAGTCTTGGAAAATGTCCTATCATTAATTATAATTAAAATAACTGGATAATCTTCCTCAAGAAGACCAAATGGACCATGTTTCAAAGAAGAACAAGAATAACCTTCAGCATGAATATATGATATTTCTTTTATTTTCAATGCTCCTTCTTTAGCTACATGACTTCCAAGTCCTTTACCAACAACAAAAAGGCTATTTTTCTTATAAATTTCCTTGGAAAACTCCATACATTTATCTTTGACCATTTCCAATGTCTCTCTAATTAATTCAGAAATACTATGTAATGATTTAATAATTTTATTCCGCATTAATGTGTGTTTTCCTCTTAATTGCATAAAATAAACAGACAACATAACCAATAAAATACTTTGGTTAGTAAATGATTTAGTTGAAGCGACAGCTATTTCTTTACCAGCATTTAGATAAGATCCGCAATGAACAGTTCGGGCAATTAGTGAATCAACAACATTGACAACACCTAATGTTAATATATCTTTATTTTGAATAAAATCAAAACATTTAAAAAGGTCTTTAGTTTCACCTGATTGTGAAATAAAAATAATGCATGTTTTATCTCCTTTGGGTAAATCATATTCTTCGAATTCGGATCCATCAAATACTTGAACACTTTCAAAAATACCTGTTTCCTTGAAAAACTTTTCAGCGAATAGTGCAGAGTGATATGAAGTTCCACAACCAAGTAAAATTAAATGATCTATATCACGTAATATATCATCATATCCAGAAACACCACCTAATTTAACTCCATTTTGTATTCTTCCACCCATATTAAGAACTCGTCTTGATGATTCTGCCTGTTCATGTATTTCTTTGAGAGTCCAATATTTATACGGATGTGGACTTTCTTGATAATCATTTCCATTTAGTTTTTTTATCTGATGATTATTGGTCTTATTTAAATGAATTCCATCGCTTTTCTTCTCAATAATACATAAATCACTATCTTGCAAGCAAAAATAATCATTAACATAATTATTAAATCCACTTTGTTCGGAAGTGACTAAAGCGAATTTTTTATTATATGATATAACAATTGGGCTACCTTTTCTATGAACATATAATATATTTGGTTCATCCAGACAAATACATACGATGGCCCAAGCGCCTTCTAATTTTCCAATGGTTTTTTGGATAGATTCTTGACTAGTTAAGCCTTTGTCATAATAATATCCAATCATATTGACAATACATTCTGTATCTGTAAGTGATTTGAATTCAATTTTCTTATTCAGTAAAAAATCTTTGAGTTCATTATAATTTTCAATGATACCGTTATGAACAATTGCAAACTTACCGGTATAATCAATATGTGGATGAGCATTAATATTATTTTTCGGTCCATGTGTTGCCCATCTAGTATGTCCAATACCAATATTTGATCCATCAAAATCTTTTTCCCTGTTATTCAACATAGACATTGCATTATTAGTATTTGTGGATGCGTATTTAATATTAATAAACTTACTATCTCTGATAGAGCATATACCTGATGAATCATATCCTCTATTTTGTAATTGTTTTAATCCGTTATAGATAAAAGAAAAACAATTTTTATTTCCTAAATAAGCAGTTATACCACACATATATATTTCATATATATAATAATATACATGATTTATATTGAAAAAGACATTTATTTGTGATCATTTGAATGTGTGTTTTGTTACTTGTTTTCTTTGTCGTTGTCTGTTCTTGATATTATTCAAACTATTTAGATTATTTTCCATTTGTTTTATGTGTGTTTTTCTAACTGCATTGTTGTTAGCATTGTTGTTAGCATTGTAATTTTCTGGTATAATTACCAACTGTATGTTTTTTTTTGCGTCTATTGATTCATTGTCATTCAAGACTTTACCATTAGACCTAAATTGTAATCTTTTTTTATCAAGATTATGCTGTGTTGCGACACGATCTTTAAGATTATCGATTGTATCATTTATTAAAAGATTATCTATTGAAATACATTTCATAGGTAAAGAATCCATTGAAATATTTCTAATAAATAACTTGAATCCACCTCTTTTTTTAGAAGGACCTTTTATGATCCTCCATTTCCATTTTTATCATTACTATAATAAACATATCCCCCTATTGCACCATTTTATATTATTACTTTAGATAATATTTATTCGTCCTCATCATCTGAAATTTTTCGGACATGGTTCAATACCATTTGTTTATTATTCTCCAAATAATCAATTATAACTTGATACAGTTTTTCATTTACTTCCATTCCTAAATTTTTATTTACTTTTGCACTAAATTCTTTGCTTTGTCGTAGTTGTTCCAGTAATTCATCTTTATTCCTCTTTACTGCACTCATTACTGCTTCAAACAATTCATCATCAGGCATTTTTCTATTTTCTTCAATAATTCTTTTTACTTTTTCTTCTGATAAATTACCACTTTGTGCTTCTCTATATTCTGCTATTAATTGATCCAATGCTTCTTGTTGTCTTCGTTGGTATCTCTTGGATCTTTCTCGAGGTCCAGTATTAATCTCACTAAAATCATCTTCAGTTTCAATAATGACCAACCCTGGCTTTCGATTACCTTGTCTATCATATGCTTTAGCAACTAGAATACATTTACCTTCCTTTGGTACGGGAAGTTCAATAACCTGTTCCTTGAGTTTTCCATCTTCTGTACGAATAAGTCCATATGACAGTTCAATAGTTTTAGGCTTAGGTGGAGGAGTAAGGTTCAAGCCAGGGCCTTTGTATTGACTCAATATTTCATTAATATCAACTGGTAAATCCTTGAGATCAACTGGTTTTCCATTTAAAGTTGCTGTAACATTTTTCAATATTTCCGGTGGAATAATCGGCTTGTTTTTAGCTGCAACATTCTCAACCACAGGATTCTTACGAGGACGTCCTCGTCCTCTACCCGTCGCTCGACCTCTACCCGTCGCTCGACCTCTGCCTCTGCCACGGCCTCTACCACGGCCTCTGCCACGACCCGTTGTTTCTTTTAGAGGAGGTGCTTCATCTTCTTCGCTTGAACTTTCTTCCTCACTACTTGTTTCCTCTTCGCCTGAGCTCTCTTCCTCTGATGATTCTTCTTCCTTACTACTAGTTTCTTCTTGTTCATCATCTTCACTTGATATTTCATCATTAACATTTTCAACTTTGTTATTTTTTTTTGTACTCATAATTATCTATTTATAATAGATATATCTTTAAGTATTTTTTTTTTATAAAAAATTAATCTATTATTTCTGCTTCGTCAATATTTGAATTTCCATCTGTTAATAAATCAACTATGTGTTGATGTCTTCCATTTAACATTAAATTTCTTAAGCCTTCTTGGAGATTTTCCATTTGAAATTCAGGATTAGGAAAATATGTGGTTATTGATATTGATGGAATTGGTTGGGCAATTTCAGTTCCAGGAGGAAGCTGAACATCAGAATCGTTTGGTGGCTCATTATTTATAATAATATCTTCCATCGAATTAAATGTAATATTTATGTGTGTATTGGATGGAATGGATATATATGGAATACTCATTGATGGATTTCTACTAAACCAAAATGGTAAAGGAATATATATTTCTTCAGGCATTATATGTTATAATGATGTAAATTTCTTTATGCAATGAATATATCATTAGCATAATCTTCTCTAAATTTCTTTTCTATTTTTTCAGGTAATTTCAAGTTTTTATAATCTAGTTTTTCATTTTCAAATATTTCTTCTAATTCTTCGACATAAGGATAAAGCCATTTATCTAATATTTCTTTTTCAACTTCTATTTCTTCTAATAATTCTTTGAAAGTATAATAGCACATAATATTATATTTCATAGGAAATCCTTTGAGTCCAGCAAATTTAGCTGAAACTATATTATGTTTTGCTTCTATTTGTTGAACCAGTGATACTCCTACTCCTAAATCTGGACAGAAACCACTTAAACAATTAGTCAATCGTGAAATTCTTCCGACAAAACAGACAATGCGCATTTCCGGAATATCTTGAGTTAAAAATATCCGCAAAATTTCATCTTTATCTTTACTTGATCTAATCCTATTCCAAACATGTTTGAATATAATTGGAAATGTTGCACCAGTTTTACTATCTTTACCAATCATATCATATAATTTTTTAATAAAATTATAATCTTTTTTTGGATCAATACTATCACTGCTTCTCCATTTTTTCTGACTAAAAACATTAGTCCAACTTGTTAATGCTCCAATAACCTCTCCAAATTCTTTTAATGCTTCTCCCTCTGTTATTTCACATTCATCTTTCATTAATTTTTTAATAACCTCTGCCACTTCATCTCTAATTTTTATGTCATGAACATTTTGAGAATCATCATAAACTACTCTTTTACCTATAAATTCATTTCTCTGTGCCCCTTGATGTGCCTCTTGATGTGCTCTGGCAGCTTCTTCTCTCTCACGTCTTCTTTCAAATATTCTTTCGATAAATGCTAGTTGTGCCTCGGTTACATTGATTCCTGGATTACCCTCATAATTTAATTCATTCAATCCAGCACATTGAATCAAATTAGCAGGCAATTCAGTTAATCTATTATTATGTACTAATAATTTAATTAAAGTATTAGGTAAATCCGGTATTCTTCCCAACCTACAATCATTCGCTACTAAAATTCTCAAGACAGGTGTTAAAGAAGGTATTTCCTGAATAGCATTATGAGAACAATTTAACACTTCTAAATTAGGTAAATTAGGCATTAAACCCTCCATTTTAAACATTATATTATGGGAAATATTAAGTTTTGTCAAAACAGGATTTAATATTTTAAAAGGAAGTAATGAAATATAATTGCGAGAAAAGTTGAGTTCTCGAGCGACAGGAACATTATAACTGAGCCTGAGCCTTTTACGTCCTCTGCTGTCCCGTCCTGGATTGGATAAAATACAATTAAATTCGTTTTTTTCCTTTAATCGATGAACAGTTTCTCGAGTTAATTCATATTTTTCGGTTGGTTTTGAATTCTTGGATAATTCAAAATTTGCGAAGTGTTCTTGTCCTGCAAGGGAGCATAACTCTACAACAGACATTATATTTATTTATATAATATTTTTTTTAAGTCTAATAAAAAATTGATTTAAAAAATGATAATTTTTATAAATAAAAATTATAATAAAAAATGGAATGTATTATTTGTGAAAACAATAATGCGCAATTGTGGTATTGTTCAAATACCAAGCATAAAATATGCAATCATTGCATTAATACATATTTACAAACGTTAGTTGATGATAATTGCATTTCAGAAACTATAAAAAGCCCATGTAGATGTGAAGATTCAGATTTATCCAATATTTTAATAGAAAATCCTCTTTTACAAAAATTAAAAAGAAATTATATGTTAAGCAAAAAGAAAACACATGCATTTTCCACAAAAAAAGATGTTATTAATTATATTAATAATGAAGTATTGATTTATCATTGTCCAAATTGCGCTATATCATTTATAGATTTTGATGGATGTGCGGCATTGGTATGTCGTGGTTGTTACATTAATTTTTGTGCATATTGTTTCCAAAAATCAGACGGTTCTTTAAATTGTCATGATCATATTAGAACATGCAAATATAACATACACAACACATATAGTTATTATACACGTAATAAAACAAGTTTGATTCATGAGCCTTATCGAATGTCTAAAATAATTGAAATAATAGGTGAAAATGTACATTTCATACAATTGATTGATAGATACATACATTACTTCAAAAATTTTGATAGTATTCAGTATCTATTTGAAGGAATGAAAAATTTCAATAAAATAAAACAAAGAATAATTTATGTTAGAAAACAAAAACATAGGAAAAACCTACAAAATGATTCAAATAGAAGGGTAAATGAATTAATGGCCAAAATTAAAAGGCACAAAGAAGCCAAAATCAAAAAACGTGAGCAGAAAATGAAACATAAAGCTGCCTTAAAACGCGCGGATCATATTCATGGATTAATGAATAATTTAACAGCTGCCGGTATATTATGCATATTTTTACTAATAATTTTATTTATGAATTAAAAATTGAATAATATTTATTTATAATAATATATAAATTTATTTTTGAAATTCATGTCTAAAATTACACCAAAAGAACTTCCAGAAGAAATTTACAGACGTTTCTATCAATTACCATTTGATCCTGATTTGGCTAGTCATAAAATAAAAATTATATGTGCAAGTCCCGATTGCAAAAAATTAGTGAAACTTGGTAATCCATACGCATTATGTAAATCATGTTATCATGAAATGATAATGGAATCGGAACGTTATTACAGAGCACAATATTGTCAAGATTGCGGAAGATACAATTCGTATAGTCATTATTGTAGTAGTTTATGCATAGAGGAATATGAAATGCTTGATGATCCAGGTTTATGTCACATCATTATGAAAAGAAGAAATGAGCGACAATCGGATAGACGAAAAAGACGCCGAGAAAAAAAAGAAAAAGAAAAACAAAAGAGAATTCAAACTGCATTAAAAGTTTATCGCTACAAACAAGATAGATTGAGAAAGCAATATTGGATTAAATATTGCATGAGACAAAATATTCCGCGAGAAATTCAATTGATAACCTATAAATTCATGTATAAAAAAATGATTAATTTTTCTTTATTTCATGTTTTACATTATTTTTTATAAAAAGATGTCTTGTACAATATGTGAAGAAAGCGATAATATCTACATTCAATGTAAAAATATTAAATTTTGTTATTTATGTGTTAAAAAATATCTTCAAAAATTAATTGACGATAAATATGTTACGGCAATTCGATGTAATCAATGTTATACTCAATTTTGTGTATATTGTATGAAAATTTCAAATGATTCAGATAATAATCATAATCATGTGGAAACATGTTCATTTAATATTTATTCTCGTTATGACTATTATCCTAATCGTATAATGAATATTCATGCACCTCGCATCACCTATTTACTTCTAAAACTTTTTCGAGAAAAAAACATAAAAAAAATACCAGATGTTGCCAAGCCACATGTTATGTCTCATCAATTACTTATTAATGGTAATCTTAAAAATTACGTTGCCGATAGATATCAACAATACTATAAAAAAAATCATAATTATATTGCTAATGAGAAGGCTAAACAACGATGTCATGAATATGAACAATGGAAAAAGAAAAATGCCAAGAAATTTCAACGGCGAGAAAAGAGAAAATCCAAGAAAAAAGATCAATCTCAATTAATCAATGATTTTCTAAAAGAAATATCAAGTTAAAAATAAATTTTTATATATTATAAAATATGAGTTACTATTCTAATATTCAACCCTATTCTCATAATTCTAGCAATAATAATATATATAGTTTTGCCTTACAACCAACAAACTATCAACCATCTGGATCAGTTAATATGAATAGAATAAACAATGTATCATTAAACTATTTACAACCAAATTATAAAGTGATAAAACGAAGAATTCACAATGGATTATGTCATATTTCCATGAGAAACATAAAACCTCGGGAATATTATATTCATTGTAAATATTGTCAACATAGTTTCGTGGCAAAAGAAATTGAATATTTCGGCATAGAAAAGTGTCCTATTTGTGAAACTTCTGATTATTTTAATGATATTTGTGTAAATGTAGATCCAGATGATAACTATGTCATTATTCAAAAAAAACCTAATATTCATCGAAAAGGATATTTCAATATGAGTGCCTACGCAACTAATTATAATGTATTACAATATGCTAGAGGTATAGCAGGAATTAGATATTCATAAAAAATGAACATCGTCACTTTGTTCCTCGTGCACTTTTTCAAAATAAAAAATGATCAAAATTTTGTTAAATTTATTATTATTTTGTTATTCATTAAAAAATGGAAAAACTCAAGAACATTCCAAAATATCTGGGTTATCTAGTTTTGGCAAAAATCACTTTGACCATTATTCTTTCACTAATAATTAATCATCAAAACCAATGTATTAAGATAAACAATCGACATATTGCGCGTCTTGAACAAATAATATTGGATCTTGAAAAAACCAATGAACAATTGAAAGATATTGTAAAAGGTCATCAAGAATCTATAAAAGAATTGCCAGAACAATCAAATATTCAAGAAGTCGATTAAGATTTTTTCTAAAAAGACATTTAAAGATATCTCTTAATTATAAATATATCATGATAGAAAAACTACCAAGATATATGTTTTTTATAATAAATGACTATGTTAAATTACATGATAGATTTAGACTTTCATATTGTTCAAAACACTTGAATCGACTATTCCAACATTATTCAAATCCGGAAATAATTGAAATCAGAAAACCTCCAAAAGATGTATTAGAGATTACGAAAAAACACCGAAATTTCAAGTTTTATCACGAAGTATCTGTTCTTAATGAAGATCAAGATATTTCTTATGTAAAATATTTAAACTGTTTAAGAATCATTTATTGTGAGGATGAACATCTTGAATATCTCCGAAACATTAACACGCTTATCGTTGAGGGATATCAATTTCCGTTAAGTTTTGATAATCATCCTGGTGTTAAAAAACTCATTGTTCAAACAAATGTTCCTGGATTAAGATTTCGGGGGTTAATAAATATTGAATATCTTGATTTAACGGAAACACATGTAACTGATACGGAATTGAAAGATTTACAGAATCTAAAATATCTTAAAGAATTAAATATAACTGATTGTTCAAAAATAATTAATCCACCTTTGCTCAATATTAATAAGGTCAATGCGAGTCATTGTAAAAATCTGATAACTGTGGATGGATTTAAAAATGTATATGATCTTAATCTTTCATATACAAATATTTCTAATATATCGTCTCTTACGAATGTTTATAAACTTAATTTATTTAGATGTAAGAATCTCAATTTTCTCCCTGAAAATCTTAAAGCTAAATGGCTTAACCTTTTGTATTCTGGTCTGACGAAATTTTCTTATCGGGAGGAGGATTTTGATTTTCTTGCTTGTAATCTAAAAATAATTCTTCTGGACCAGTGGTAGTCCATAGCCTCCAAAAGCAGCCATCCTGAATCCAAGTGAAGAAAAAAAACTCCCCATTATTTTTTATAAAAATCATATTTAATCAAATATTAAATATAATTTAATCATTTTTTATGTTAATTGAATAATCGATGATCGTTGCATTTGACTTTCAGGTGATATAAATCCATTTATTTCAATATATTTATTTTTAACACACCTAATATTCATTCTAAACAAATTAAATCTCCATTGATTCTTTCCGAAAAACACCATATATATATATATACCTTCACCCATATTTTTTAATATAATTTGTTCAAAATCATCAATTTCTAATGTTTGGACGACAACCATTTTATTTCCCATGGACATTTAATCAATTCAATGTAAATGGCTTTATGAATATCATCTCGTAAAAATTTCCTAATGACCAAAACTCCAGCATTTCTACCGAAATTCACTAATTCACATTTTAACTTCAACTTATTCTCCATGAGATCTTTGATATCAGATAAATCTTCAAGAGTAAATCCTGTACCTTTTTCTTGTAATTGACCTATCATTTCCATACCCACATGATTTTCTCCTGCGTCTCCCCATGTTAATGCGATTCGTTGTTTGTCCATTTTTAACTATAATTTGGTAATAATCATTAAGATAAATATAAAATCATTTTTTCTTAACCTTATCACGGTGGTTGAGTTTTTGACCTATGTTTAAATATATTTAAACGTAGATTTTTAATAAAATTATCCTTTATAAAGCACCACGACATAATTAAATATATATGACTTTTATAACAAATGCAACATCAAATTTTATAGTTAGACTCAAAGAGGAATGGTAAATTCATAATCCCACTTCATATGATATTACTTAATTGTAAAAAAGAGCCCAAGAAAATAACAAGTTTTTTCATAAAAAAATGAAAAATAATTTAAAGGAAATAAAATAATATAGGATATAGAAAAGATGACAAAGATTATATTTGAACTTAGTAAATATCCTGATTTGAGTCATTATGAAAATAACAAGGAATTAATAAAGAATATTAATGAAATGATAAAAACACTCGATAGTGATATTGATATAATATATATTGATTCAGGCAATACCAAATTTAATGATGTATGTACACAATGGATAACATCAAATTTTAAATTTCCAAAAAACATTATGTATGTTGAGCCTATTTCATCTCTTACCGACAGAATTTCAGGACAAATCCAACCACAGCGGCTAGTGAAATCGCGGTAATGGAAAATTTCTCAGCTTCATTAATATGACGCCAGCTTCTCACACTATTATAAAAAATATTTATAAATGCTCCTATCATAAAACCCAGTTTCAATTGTATTTTTTTTATAAACATTGATACCAATAATATCATAACAGATCCTCCTAATTGAATGCGATAATGCATAATATTTAAGTTCTTTTCATCATCCTTGATCAAATCATACATTTTTCCTTTTTCAGCTTTATCAACTTCACTTGTCATTTCTGTTTGAGTTTTGGTGTTTAAAATAGGATAAGAACTATTAACTCCATACTTTTTTCTATGTTCCTTTAATCTTTCATCTATATTCTTATATTTTTTATCAAAATACAAGTATATTCCTCTATTTAGTGTTAAACATGTCAAAAGAGCAATCACAATAATTAGTAACGTATTGGAATAATTTTGTACGAAGGATACTTCAGGCATTTTATAAAATAAATAATATATTTTTTCATCTAAATCAAACCAATTCTTTTTTTTACTTGATTTCTGGTATAATAACAAAGCTTACCGTTCTCATTAAACCAATAAAATCTATGTATCTTATAGTTTTTATAGGACAATATTCGATAACTTGTTTTTAGACAATTCGGACAAGGTCTTGAGCACATTAGCTTATTACCTTTTTTATTTGTGCGATAAACACATATATTGACAATTCGTTCATTAAAACTTCTTTTTACCTTTGAACAGGCATTAATTTCAGCATGAACTGATTTAATACTGTTATTTATGTTATATTCATTAATATTAGCGCCATAAAACACAGTATCGGCTTTTATCAATCACGAGGGCTTCCATATAAGATTTTCCATTACCCGAATTAGGAATATTGCAGCGCAACAAAGCGCGTTTAGAGCACAAATCTATCAAAAAGTTTTTCATCATTTTGTTTATAATATAAAATATATTTTTAAGTAATAAATTATTCAGTTTTAATTTTTATCTAAAAATAACTTATATGAAAAGAGTACCATCAGTTATTTTCAAAATGAGAACTAGAACAAAAAAAAAACATAGAAAACCCATTTGATTGGATAGATAAAACATCAGAAGATTTATTCAAAGGGAAACGATGTGTTCTTTTTACTCTTCCAGGGGCATTCACACCCACTTGTTCTAATCAACATCTCCCTGGATATAATACTAAGTATGATGAAATAAAAGCTCAAGGAATTGACGAAGTATATTGTCTTTCTGTTAATGATGCTTTCGTCATGAGAAAATGGGGTCTTGATCTTGAGGAAGATATCACACCAGGATCAATGGGATTTAAAAAAGTCAAGCTTATTCCGGATGGAGCTTGTTTATTTACTAAAGGAATGGGGATGGATTGTAACTGGACATCAGAACGTGGTTTTGGAGAAAGATCATGGAGATATAGTATGGTCGTTGATGACATGAAAATTGAGAAGATGTTTATAGAACAACCAAGAGTTCCTAATTCCGGACCAGATCCTTATGAAGTTTCTGATGTTGATACTATGCTTAATTACCTGAGAGAATGTTAGATGACATGATAACTCATCATCATACAATTATAAAAATCTTTATCATCCTCAATATTTCGGCATATATTTTTTGTAAAATAATCACATTTATCTGATTGTACAATTACTTTTATCATTTCTTTTTCGTTTGTATATTTAGAAGATGCCAGCACACATTTCCTAAATTTTTCATAAGCATCTTCACAATTATTTTCCAAAGAATACAATGCTTTGGAACATTCGTTACACTCCTCCATATAAAATTTACATATATTTTTAGCCTTACCATGCTTAAAATCAAATAGTTTATTCATTTTTTTATTCATTTTTCTATTCATATCTTTATTCATATCTTCATTCATATTTATTTTATTACTCAGATATTTCTCTTGCCATTCCAACGACATCTCTTTCTCTCAACTCTCCATTTACAACATTATCGAATATATCAGAATTACAATATTTACAATCTGATCTTTCCATCAGTATCCTAGCAGAATTAAATAATCTGTTGGAAACCTCTATTATTTCTAAATCACATTTTTCAACAGTAGTCTCTACATATCCAATTCTTAACCAAATGGGTATATGGTTATCAACTACAATATCATCAAATTTATGATTAGTACCAAAAGATATACATGTAGTCAAGTAAGCTTTTCCATTATTTACATTATTTACATATAACATTGCTTCTCCAATATTTTCAGAATCTATATGAGGAAACAAAAGCATTCCTTTTTCAAATTTATTTATAATTTGGCAAGAGTATTTAGGCATAATATATTTTATATAAAAAATACTAAATATAAACTTAATCCATTATAAATATAATATAAATGCTTAGAACACAAGTATTTTATGGAAATTTTTCAACCAATGGGATGACAACTGCAAGTATTTTTCCTTATCAAACCTTATAAAATACAGACGCCATGTTATTTATAATTTTTATCGCTTATTAGTTTTTTTTTATTGACTATTATATCTTTTTTATAACTTCTCAATCCATATATTTTTGAACTGAACACTATTATTATTTCTATTAAATCATTTACAACTTTTTCCTCTGAATTTTTTTCTTCATCATATAATATTATGATTTTTGTATTTGAATATTCTTCCAATATCATTTTCATTAATTCATATCCTATTCTACATAATCTATCCTTATATGTTATTACCAATGAATTTAGTTGACCATTTATTGCATATTTCATTATTTTTTAAAGTTACTTAAAGATAAAACTAAATATAATTGTATGAAAAAAAAGAAGAAAAAAAGAAAATTTAGGATTGAGAAAAAAAAATGTAAACCTTTCTGGATACCATGTCTTAAATTACATAAAACCAATATTAGATCAAATGCATGGTTTAATATAAATAAATTTATTGATAATAATGCCGAGGATTTTGATTTACAAATTAATAATACCAATGATAAAATCGATTTTTACAGGGCAAAAAAAATTAAATTAGCACCAACAATCAGACAAAGGAAAATATTATTAAATTGGTTTAAAATATATAAATATGTGTATAATTATGGTTTATATTATACTAGAATAAACAATAAAACTTTCTCGTTTTACACTTTAAGAGGATTATTGAAAAAAAAATTAATGAATAAAGATAATGTTAAAAATTCAAAGATTGTATCCCATATAGTTGACGAAGCTTTGCATGATTTAGTAAAGGCTTATACAAGTGCTTTTGAAAATTTAAAACGTGGTAATATCAAGCATTTTAAAATTCGTTATAAAAAAAATGATAAAAACAGTGAAACAATGTGTATATCTGGGGAATATTTTAATAAAAAATATAATACATTTTGTAAAAATATATTTGGAAAT